CTTCGCCACTTGTAATCTTATCTGTCAGTTCTTTTGCAAGAAGTAAATGTAACTTTTCTAGGATTTTAAAATTTTTATCCATGATTAGTCTTGTTTTTTAAATAATATAATCATTTCTTACCTGTATTGCCAGTAAGAAGATACTTTATCTTACCAAAGAAACCTAATTTTCTAACTTTTTTATATAGTTTCATACCTCTTTCATACTTATATAGTTTGGTTTCTATTTCTGATATACGAGTTATTGCTGAAGTTAAAAGCAAATCCTGTAGTTTGGTGTATTTCACTAGGTCTAAACAGTATGCCCTTACAGTTTCTTCGGGCATTTGTTCTGTTTCACGTTGTTTAACTTCAATTTCAAACTCTACTTCTGGCGGTGGATTGCCAATAAGAACTTTAAAAAACTCTTTATGGTTCATATCAGTTCATTTTAGGAAACAGTTGATGCTCTAAAAGGTCAACAGCACGATCATCTAGTGTGTTGGTAGTTTGTTTGCAGATAGCTCTAAGCAGATCGACTACTAATCTTTTTACAGCAGTTGTAGTAAAGAACTTTAGTAGTATTGGTTTTAAAAGTTTGAGCATAATAATCTTGTGTTACTTTCCAAACATAGCTACATTGCTAGTATTAGACAAGAGTTTGCACTTCTATGGAAGATCAAGAAGAAAAAGAAGGTACAGATTGGGCTGAACTGTTTGGTCATGCTGTACGTTTTATGATTTTAGTCTGGTCATTAGCAATGATGACTCTTGGATACATGGACAAGATCCGCAATGACGGAGCGTTTTTAGCTGGACTTACCAGTGGAGTCTTAGGATCTTATGGTATCAGTGTAAACAAAAAGAAACCTAATAACGCTGCTAAAATAGTAGATAATAAAGATACTAATGTAGGTATTAAATGAAAAAATTATTACTATTAGGTTTGTTTATAATTGCACCTTGTTATGCAAATCCAATTCCTACTTGGAGTACTGGTTCAAGTAATAGAACCGAAAATACTACACAGACAATTACACGTTCTATAGTTACTGAGAAATATGGATCTGCTTTGACCAGTTGGGAAGCTTCTAATATAGAGGTTACAAGTGCATCTAGTGGTGGTATAGCTCATGCTGATGCAATCTTTACTCCCAAAACTGTTACTGATGATTGGTCTTTACAAATTACTACCAGATCAGCAGGGGATAAAATAGAACAAATTACACAGAATGATGCGATTACAACTACAAGCGTTATTACTAGCTTGTCTGTATTTAGTCAGTAGTTCTGTTAAAGCAGAAGGTGAGACTGATGTTGTAGCACAACCTAATGCTGTTGGTAATTCATCAATAATTAATCAAAATATGAATATTAATAATGGAATGACAGGTAAGTTGCAGTTTGGAACGCTGGTTTGTAGTCAACCTACAATGGCATTTACACCTTTCTATACAGGTAATGATGCACAAGGAGAAGATACTTATAGCATTAATGAAGGTTGGGGTATGCAGTTGTCGTTTATGGTTCCGTTAGGTACTAATAATGAAACTTGTTCTGAATTAGCAAAAGTAAAGCTAGACCTAGCCAAAGAAGAACTAAACAAGCAAGTCCATGATAAGCAATTAGTGAGAGTTTTAAAGTGTTCACAACTCCACGCTGCTGGTTATATGATTAATCCTAAATCGAAATTTGCTTATATCTGTAATGACGTAATAAATATTAGAAGTTATGTCCGAGCTAATTCCGAAAAATTTAAGTAGCTAGTTTAGACACCACACGTACAGGCATGTGAACTCTAGCTACCTTTTTTATTATCCATCTTTTCTTTTACATTTGCGACTTCTTGTTTAAGAACCTTAGTAAATATTTTTTTAAATATTTTTTTAATTTGTGTAACTACAGCTTGCATAGCAATCCCGCCCGCTACGCTAACAACACTTGCAGTACCAGCAGCGATCACAGAGGAGGCAATGACCTCTGGGGCTGGTATAGGCATCTCTCCAAAAAAAGGTATATTAAAAGTAGCTACAGTTTCAGATGAAGTACTTTCTAGGTTTTTCGGTAGGTTTGTTGGTATCTGCTCTTGCTGCATACCTTGCACTCCCCCGCCTTCTTCCTTTTCTTCTTCAGAATTATTTTCCCGATTTGCTCCAAGTCCCGACTCTACCTGTTCCAGACTTGGAAGAAGTAAAGGATCTAAATATGGAACCTCCGCTACAGGTGGATAAAAAATTGTTGTGGGTGGAATAAGTATATTATTTGTATCTGGTAAATCGGGTAGATTTATGTCCAAGGTTTCCCTGTTGTTTAGTTTGCAACTTCGTTAGATTTTTCTTTTCCTGTTGATATTTTTACACCTTCTTCTTCTCTTAGTAATTCAATTAATTCTGCATATTGATCGTTTTTAGTTTTAAATTGTTGAAACCTTTGAGCATTTTCTTGTTGTAATTTTTCAATTTCTGATTTAACAGCATTGAATTTATCAGCAAGAGCCTCCGCTTCTGCTTTGCGTTGTTCGCACCTTTCAGATAACTTTGACATAAATTTTAAATAATTGAACTAATGATACCTAAGAATAAACTTTTTTACCATCAGTGATAGCTTTGTCGATAGCAGTGAAATCTTCACTTGTCCAGATAGATGTTGTTTCATCAAGTTTTTTGTAGCCCTTAATTATTTCAAGGTGTTCTACATTACGCTTGACCTTAGCTTTATATTCATCATCAGTTTCATCTGATGCTTTAGCAGTGTTAATTACAGTAACACTGTCTCCAGCAGCAGCAAAGATAGCGGCTATTTCATCGGCTGTTCTTTCTTCCATTTGATTTAAATAGTAATTGTTTACAGTTTACCCTTTTTCGAGGGCAGTGACTTTTGCGGATAACTCCTTAATTGCGTTTAACATATGCCAAAATAGCTCGTCAGTTTGCAATGTTTTTATACCATCAGAATTTGTAGTAACAGCACTTCCTAAAACAGTTTCTAGTTCTTGAGCAATAACTCCTAATTGAGTACCAGTTTTATTTACAACAGCAGATTTAGCTACATCTGTTAATTCTGGACTGTCTGCTTTTATTTCATCTTCTGTTTTATACTCATAGTTCTTTACTTGTACTTGATTTAGGATTGCTAATCCAGTATTGTTATTTACAATATTTTTCTTGATACGTTGATCTGAAGTTGTAGTCCAACTTGAGTTATTGTCTTCTTGGTAAGCTCCGTTTGATCCACCTATAAAAGCAGTATCGTTACCTTTACCTACTAAGCCAGTTCCAAATACATATTGTTTTGAACTTGTTGCATGGTTATTTGGATTTGAACCTTTACCAATTATTACATTTTCAGTACCAGTAGTTATAAAATCACCAGCACCAAAACCAACAGCTACGTTACTTCCATCACCAGTAGTGGCAGCACCTAATGCGTTATAGCCGACTGCGGTATTCCATTTACTGGTACTAGCAGCATCCAATGCGTTAGCTCCTACCGCTGTATTAGCTGCTCCAGTTGTGTTTGCTCTCAAAGCATCTTTACCAACACCAGTGTTGTTAGAAGATGTAGTGCTTGCTAACAAAGCTTTATGACCTAAAGCAGTATTAGAAGCACCTGTAGTATTAGCTTTTAGGGCTTGATTTCCTACTACTGTATTAGATGATCCAGTAGTATTCTGTTGCATTGATGAATTACCAACAGAGGTATTCTCAGCACCAGTTGTATTTACTCCTAAAGCATCAAAACCAACTGCTACATGACCATTGGCAGTTGTGTTTGCATCTAAAGCGTTAGTACCTACCGCTACGTTTTCTGCTCCAGTTGTATTTGCTAATAAAGCATCTTTTCCGACAGCTGTATTAGCACTTGCTGTATTGTTATGAAGTGCTGTGTAACCTACAGCAGTATTGCCATCACCAGTAACATTATGGTAACTAGCGGAAAGACCTAAAGCAGTGTTATATTGACCACCGTCGTTTTTATACATTGCTTGGCTTCCAACAGCTGTTAAATAGGCTGTTGCATCTTCTGTAAAAAGTGCATTATAACCAATAGCTATGTTTTGATTAGAACTTACGCAACCATTTAATGCACCTGATCCTACTGCTATATTGTAATTACCACTTCCAGACGCACCTTTTAAAGTATTAGGACCGATTGCTACATTCTGATCACCACTAACTAAGGTTGACGCTGCATTAACACCAGCTGCTACGTTATTAGTTCCTGTTGTGTTAGCAAATAAAGCTGAAGCTCCTACAGCAGTATTATTATCACCAGTATTACTTGCTGCAATTAATGCTTCATAACCAATAGCAGTGTTGTATTCTCCAGTGGTAACACCACCCATTGCACTCATTCCAACACCAGTATTATACTTACCTGTTGTTATTGCATCTCCCGCTCCATATCCAACAGCAGTATTTCTTTCTCCTGTTGTGTTTGCAGTTAATGCACTTACACCAACTCCAGTATTATAATCAGCTGTTGTATTTGCTCTTAAAGATCTATACCCTACAGCTGTATTGTTAGCTCCAGTAGTGTTATTTTGTAAAGATTCAACTCCGTAAGCTGCATTATCAGAACCAGTTGTATTTTTTTCCATACTATCTTTACCTACAGCGGTATTAGCACCACCTGTAGTATTGTCTGATAAGGAAGAATTACCTATAGCAGTATTACTAGCTCCAGTTGTATTTTCAATTAAAGCATTATTACCGAAAGCAGAGTTATAACTAGCTGTAGTATTAGCTTTTAAAGCGTTATTACCACTAGCAGTATTATATGAACCTGTAGTATTAGTCTTTAATGCTTCTTGCCCAACAGCTACGTTGTTAACCGCAATAGTGTTGTACTTAAGAGCTTCTCTACCAACAGCTGTATTTCTATCTCCTATTGTGTTATTTGCTAATGTTGCACTACCTACGGCTGTATTGGTAATACCTTCTGTGTTAGCAGATAAAGCTCCTTTACCAACAGCAGTGTTTTCGTAACCAGTTGTGTTTGCGTTTAATGCACTAGAACCTACTGCCGTATTGTTAGATGCAGTTGTGTTTGACAATAGAGATCTATTACCTACAGCAGTGTTATCTGCTCCAGTTGTGTTTTGTTGTAACCCTGATCTACCTAAAGCTGTATTGTTAGCACCTGTTGTATTTGCAAATAAAGAGGCGTGACCTAAAGCTGTGTTATCACTTGCCGTTGTATTTGCAGTTAATGCTAAATGTCCAATACCTGTATTATTAGCACCTGTTGTGTTTGTAGCCATTGCTTGATACCCAACAGCAGTATTAGCATTTGCAGTGGTATTGCTAAATAGAGCCGCTGCACCAACAGCAGTGTTTTCGGGACCAGTGGTGTTACTTACTAAACTGTTAAGACCAACAGCAACTAGGTTACTAGCAGTTGTACAAGCAGTTAACGAGAGGTATCCAACAGCAGTATTACTTCCACCAGTTGTATTGTCGCTTAAAGCATGTTGACCGATTGCTGTGTTTCTAATTCCTGTTGTGTTTTCTCTTAAAGCTGAAGAACCAACAGCGGTATTACTACTTCCAGTTGTGTTATCTCTCATTGAAAGGTAACCAAAAGCTGCGTTATCTCCACCTGTAGTATTAGCACCTAAAGAATTAAGACCTAATGCTGCATTACTATTTCCTTCTGTATTAGCGTCTAAAGCACCAGAACCCACAGCAGTATTGTTAGTTCCTGTTGTGTTTTGATTTAAAGTATTGTGCCCATATGCTGTATTGTTACTTGCTGTAGTATTTGAAGCTAAACAACCTACACCCATTGCCGTGTTAGATGATCCTGATGTATTTACACCTAATGCAGAACTTCCAACTGCTGAATTTGAACTACCAGTATTAGCCCCTAAGGCATTGTATCCAACTGCTGTTAAATCATTTCCACTAACATTTGCATCTAAAGCAGCTGATCCGATGGCAACGTTTCTAGTACCAGAAGTATTTACAGTCAATGTATCTTTACCTACAGCAGTGTTATTTCCACCAGTAACAGCAGCATCTAAAGCACTTTCTCCAAGAGCAGTGTTACCAGAGACACTGTTTGCACCTTTACCAATGTTTAAAGAGTTATAAGTTCCATTTACAGTTATATTTCCAGACGAATCTATGGTTAATCTGTTAGAACCAGCAGTTTCATCTTTAATATTAAAATCGCCGTTGCCATTCTTAATTGACCAATCTGGATTATGACCTGTATCCGTTAAATAGATTATTGGGACAGCACTAGATATTGTTAAATCGCCACTAACTGTAGCTCCATTCTCTGTTGTTGAAAATTTTAATGTACCATTATGTCTAAGTTCAACTGATCCGTCATGTGTAAATTTTGCACTATCTTCGCCTGATTTAGCTTGAATAAATATATCACCACCGACATCAGAAGTTACATTATTTCTTATATATAAATTACCTGTGTGGTTATCAATAACGGAATTTGTACCTGAGTGAGACAGCCGTAAATCTCCACTACCACCGAGTTTTAGCTGTGCATTATCAACAAAAGTTATATCACCAGAAATTGCACCACCAGCAACATTTAAAGACGTTGCTTCTTGCCAAGCAGTACCGGTATAAACTTTTAATTGATTATCTCCAGTCTTAAAATAAAGATCACCAGCATCAAGACTATCGTTAGGGTCAGAGGCTGCAACTCGGTATCTATTAGAGAAATTATTAATAGAATCTACGTTAGTAGCAACTGTTGAAATACTTGAAGCAACACCAGCAACAGTTGTTATCTCATCTGTTTTTGGTAAAAGTCTATGAAACTTAAATGTAGGATTGGCTGCATATTGTGCATCTGTTTGTGCTGTAGTTTCTACTAAGACACTAAAATTTTCTGGTAAATCAACACTACAGTTAGTGATAGTAGCATCTACTGAATGGTTTGTTAAATCACTAGCTGCAATAGTTACAGTAGTTCCAGATCTTCTACTATTAGCTGTTGTATAACCTCCAGTTTTAGTTATTAAACCAATAGAAAGTATTGTTCCAACTCTATTAGCTGTAACAGTATTTTGAGATTCTGGGTGTAACTGAGGTATTTCACCTTCATCAGTTAACGGTACAAAACCACCAACTGCATCTACTAGGTTTACTACTTGTGTATTAACCTGAGCTTCTGTTCTAAATAGTTCACCTGTACGTTTAGCAGAATATACCTTACTATCACTGTCAGAAGTACCAGAAGTGACAATAGAATCACCTTTAATATTATCTACATATATATCTCTCCATTTTTTCGTAGAGATACCTAAGTCACGATTATTAGTAGCATCAGGTCTTAAATGAGAGTCTATAAGAGCAGTTATTGTTAAACTGTCGCTAGCTACATTATTACCAATATTGACATCACCATTTAAGTTAGTTGTGCCAGATACAGTAAATGCCTGTTCGACCAGAGCACTACCAACAACTCTTAAATCATCTGATGTACTTTGACCAACTGTTACGGTTCCATCCGCAGAATCTAACGTAAGAACTCCTGATGATGTGTTTATAGTAGAACCACTTATCGTGACGTTATCTACGGTTAAAGTTCCATCCACGTTGGTTGTGTCTAAATCTGTTGTACCGTCTACATCTAAATTACCGTTAAAGTCAACGTTACCACTTGCCGATATAGTTGTAAAAGCACCTGTGTTTGCAGAAGAAGAACCGATTGTTGCACCATCAATAGATCCTCCATTAATGTCAACACTTATAGAATTTAATTGGTCGATGTTAGCAAAGCCATCAATATATAAATTTTTCCATCGGTATGTATCTGATCCTAGATCTCTTGCTCCATTAGTACTAGGTAATATATTACTATGTACACTGCCTGTAAAAACTATTGTATCTGCGTGTGCATTACCTAATGTAACGTTATGGTTAAATGTAGCTGGTAAATTTACTGTTAAAGATCCACTGGTAATACTGCCTGTTGTACTAATATCAATATCATTCCGCAGCATTGCTGTAGAGACTGTATCTGTATCTCCTGTAGTAACTATTGTTCCTGTTACATCAGGAATAGTAATTGTTCTATCAGCAGTAGGGTTTGTTATTGCTAGTGTTGTTTCATTAGTATCATCAGTACTACCTTCAAAAACTAAATCACCTGTAACTGTTAAAGAGCAATCTCTTTTTAAATAATCTTGAACTATCTCCTGTTGAGCAAATAATATTTGATTTATACTTGTATCTAAATCAGATTCAGTTAAAACACTACCATCTGTAAAATCTACAGCTTTAGCACTAATACTTGTATTCCTTGTAAATACAACATTAGCTGTACCATCAGGAGGTGTATTACCAGAAGTAAACTGTACTTCAGAACCAACAATATTATAATGAGTACCTAGAGTTTTAGAAGAACCACCTACTGTAACTTCAACTTCTGCATTAGATACAAAAGGAAAAGATATAGCAAAGTTGTTTTTACTACCTGTACCATTATGGTTTTGAAAGGTATCTGTTGTGTTAGTAGCCATAGTTTAAAACCTCTTTAGGTTAAGTGTATCTAAAAT